CGATGTGGTACGCGAGGCACCACACCAGCGCATCTTGCCAGTACCGCTGCAGGTCGAGAGACTTGGTGCCGTCGGCGCCGCTGCCCAGCAGGCGCACGGTCTTCAGTCGAATCGTGCCCGCCTCGCTCGGCACGGGCCAGAAGCGCAGCATGGGCGTGGCCCCATCGCGCATCGCGACGAAGAGCTGAGGGCGGGACGAGATGGCGCCCTTGTTCGTCAGGGTCTGCCAGGTGGACGTGTCCATCTGCTTGCACACCAGCTCGCCCGTGGTGTGCTTGGTGTCGTGGTTCGTGGACGGGATGAACATCGCGTCCTCGAACACGTCCAGGATGCTGTCGGGCAGCGTGTACTGGCTCTCGCCTGCCACGATGCCCAGGTCGTAGAAGCCAGTGGTGCGCGCGATGAACCCCTCGGTGGCCAGGCCATCGAGAATCAAGTCCAGCGTCTGGCGCCCGTGCTCCAGCTTCGGCGTCATGTTGGCGCCGCTCAGACGCGCCTCCACGGGCAGCACCCCCGCCCGCTTGTAGGCGAGCAGGATGAGATTGTTGATGCTGATCGGCGTGCTCGGTTCGCTCGCGATCGTCATCAGAACCCCGGCAGGTTGGTGCGCGTACCCGGGCTGGAGTACGTGGGCACCTCGTTGTTGTAGACGTCCTCGACGGTGCGCCGCCGAGTCACACCCGTATAGCTAGAGGCGCTATTGGGGTTGCCATTGCTGTCGGTGTCAGGCGCGGCGCCGTCCGCAGGAAGCTGCATCCCGAGCCGCTGAGAGAGGGAAGCAGCCCGGGATGCCGTAAGTTCTGCGAGCGTCAGCTCATCGCGCCCGGGGCGGTCGTTGCCACACCGAAGCACACCATCACGACCGCGGCGCAGCGCACTCCGTAGATACATGACCCCACAGACGTCGCATCGGGATAGATGCTCGCCCTTGCGGTCGATGTTGCGGGGTACGCTGCGCATTCCATCTCCATCACTCGATGGTCGCGGCCGAGGTCATCACCGAAGCGATGGCCGCGCCCTGGTTCTCGTCGTGGCCCAGGTTCTCGAAGGCGCGCATCGCGTGGTTCGAGGTGCCGGCTGCACTCAGTGCCGCCGTCGCCACCGTCACGTCGGCGGTGAAGCCCAGGTAGTTCTTGGCGATGACGCCGGTCAGAGCCGCGGTATCCGTCCACCGCACCGCCACCGCTGCCGAAGCGCGTCGATTGACGATGAGGTTACCGACGATGCGGACCTGCACCGCTGCAGCCGAGATGTCGATGACGCCGTTGGTCGCGCCCGCGGCTTCGATGTCGAAGTCGTTGCCGAGGATGAGGCAGCGGTTGACTGCCGCCGTGATGGCCACCGCGTTCGTAGACACCGCGCCGCCGAGGCTGTGGCATCGGTTGTGGGCGAAGACGAAGTCGTGAGCTCCGGTGTGCACCGTCACGCCGATGGCGCACTCCAGGGACGACGACGTGCCGTAGTTGCAGAAGTTGCCCACCATCGAGCAGCCGGCAGCCGTCACCGTGATGGGCGCCGTCACGTTGTCCGCGCCGCCGAACACCAGGTTCATGCCCTGGATGCTCACGTCGGCCACGTCCAGGAGGAACGTGCCGGCGACCGCCGACCAGGTCAGCGTGGCGTTGTTGGAAGCGCCGGGGCGACCCGTGCCGATAATCTGAGTCCCTGCCACCAGGTTACTCATGGCGTCGGCGGACGCGATGTTCTCCGTGTGCCCAGGCAGCACGTAGACGATGTCACCCTGACCCGAGCGGCAGCGCGCGAGGCCCGCGTTCAGCGTGGTCACCAGCATGCCGGAGCTGGCGAAGTGATCTTCGCCGTCCTGCGCGCCAGTGCTCCGCACGAACGCAGCCACACGCCCGCCGGGCTTGATGAGCGTCGCGTTCGGCGTCATCAGCGCCGGCATCGACTGGTAGAACGGCAGCGCCGAGCTGAGGAAGTTGCCGTAGGCGTTAGCGAGGTTGGACATCAGCAGCCCTTGCCCTTCTTGCCCTTGGGCATCGGTGCCGGGAGAGCCGGCGCAGACTTAATCTTGGTCTTCTTGGCCATGGTTTCCCTCAGGCGTTGCTGAACAGAATCGCGCGGGGATTCACCCAACCGCGGCTCCAGCGAGCGGTGATGGCGTAGTTCATCATCGTCTTGTCCTCGGTCACCCAGGTGTTGCTCTTGGGCTTGCGCCGCCAGAACCACATCAAGCCGAGGTAAGCGTCCGTGATGAGCGCCCAGTTGGTCGTGGTGTTCGTCCAGTACTTGATGGGCACCGGGTCGATGTTGAGGTCGCGGTTGACCACGTTGATGGCGTTGAACGCGCCCGGCGTCGGGTCGTTCGAGCTGCCGAGCACCTCACGCCACACGCCCCACTGCTGCACGGGGAAGACGGCTTTCTTCTCTTCGACGCCATCGATGAGACCGTCGTGGCCCACCTGCTGCATCAGCTGCGCCTTGGCGATGACGAGTGCCGCCTTCGAGGGCGACATGGCCACCGCCATCATGTTGCTGTAGGTGCCGCCACCCGGAAGCGTGTGGCTCGTGCTCGCCAGCGGCTGACCGTCGCCACCGGGGAAGCTCGTGTTCGTCGCGCGAACCAGCATCAGCGTCGCGTCGAAGTCGGCCAACTTCCACAGCGAGCGGTTGTTCCGCTTCGCTGCCATGATGACCTTGTCGTACTTCATGTCCTCCAGCGCTTCGTCCGAGACGATCATGCGCTGGCCGTACGTGCGAGCGTTGAAGCGGGTGAGCGGTCCCTCGTAGATGGTGCCCACGGGGATGGCTTCGCCTTCGGGCTTTTCGCCCGCGAGCCCCGAGCCAGCCACCTCGTAGTACTCGATGTAATTGTCGCTCATCGACTTGACGTTGAGCCACTTGGGGAAGACAGCCTTGCTGCCTTCCGATCCGTGCTCGTCGGTGTCGATGTCCTCCAGCGTCTCTTTGAGCGCCAGGGCCGCGGTCGAAGTGAAGATTTCGCTCATTGGTTACCTCACGCCAGCGAACCGGCGGTCCTCCACGGGCTTGCCTGAACCTGGTTGAAGACCACTTGGAGCGGCACGTTTGCCAGCGTCAGGTCGTATTGCTCGAAGCCGCGACCGAGCCCGACCACGCGCAGCTGGCGCACGATGGTGCTCTCGCCGAAGGAAAGCTCCAGCATCGGGTTCGCCTTCGGGTTCGTGGTCGTCGAGTTGATCTGCGTGTAGGTGAAGCGAGCAACGGAGCCGATGACGGCCTGGAACTCCGCCTTCGTGTCGAAGCTGGAGCTCGTCGTTGCGGTGTCGATCTCCCAGACGCAGCCCTCTACGGGGATGACCTGCACGAGAGTCTGCGCGTTCAGGTTCGTCCCGTAGACAGTGCCCGTCGGGTAGTACGCATTGGGTCGCACCGCGCCGTTGATGAGCACCTGCGGGAAGCCCTGAACGATGCCGAAGACGCGCTCGTCGGCGTCGTCGTCGTCCAGCTCACCCGGCGTCGCCAGCTCGAAGGCGCCCGTGTCGAGCATCTTCACCGGGTCGCCGATGTTGAGGTTAGCCGTGGTGGCACCCGTGACGTTCGGCGCGTAGCCGCTCGCCAAGAAGCCCGTGTAGATCTCGGGCGTGTCACCGCCCCAGCGGTTCTTCAGGAACCGAAAGCCGTATCGATGAGGGTTCGCCATTCAGGTCCTCGCGTTAGAACTGCCACTTGCGGCGGTCGTCTTGCTCGGTGCGCACCGAGGTGATTCCGCGGAACTCACGCCTCTCTTGCTCAGAGAGCGGGTCGACTTCGCGGTTGCGGATGGTGTCCTCGATCTTCGAGGCCTTGTCCCAGCCCTCCTTGTCGAGCTCCGCTTTGCGCTCGATAGGGCATTCCATCAGGACCATGCCCATCGTCTTGATGGGGTCGCCCTGCTTGAACTCTTGGTACCCGATGGTGGGCTTCGCCTCACTCGGGTCGTACTGGGACTGCTTGTATCCGAGGTGCTTGTAGTACCCGACGTTGATGGTCGGGTCGTTTACCTCGGAGACCCAGACGTAATGTTTCGTCGGGTCTTGGCCTTGGAGGTAGCCACGGTTAGCGAGCTGCTCCACCGGACGCGGTGGCGGGTCGTCTCGCTTGATGCCCTTCCGACTCGTAACCGTCTCTTCCGGCACGAACGCTCCGTCTGACCCACAGGGTGCAGACGAGCGCGTCGTGGGAGACGGGCTGCCGGGTTATTCTGGGCGCAGCCCCGGCGAACAGGGAACTCCGAGGCTGCGCTGGTTAGTATGCGGAAAACTATCGAACGGTCAAGAACAATAGTTACCGGCTATCAGCCGACTTCTTCCATCGCTCCAGCCACGGGTTTGGCTTGGCCATCGCTTCGTTGAAGCGCCGAGCGAAGTCACCCTCAGGGTTCTCTTCCAGCTCGCGTTCCATCGCTCGCTTCAGGCCCCACGCCGCGCCGAGCGTGCAGTCCTCTAGCTTGATCATATGACTTTCTTCTCCCGCAGCCGCTTGCCGGGTCCGTTCACCCAGCGCTTCACGGCTTCCGTTTCCGGTAGGTCCGGGTAGGCCGCCTTCGCCATGCGCTCGAACGCGGGATTCATCACGATGCCCGACGCCTTCGAGCTGCCGCTCGAACCTGCTGCCGGCACGCCGCTCAGGCGTGAGCGCTCGCTCGCCGTGGGCGCGGGCTTGGCCCCGAGCCGGAACCGGGCCATCGCCTCGGTCATCACTTCGTCCACCAGCTGACGGGAGTCAGCTTCGCCGAGCGCCATCCGCTGCTGGTACGTCGCCTGGGCGTACTGGAAGGCTCTCGGGTCCTGGTACACCTCGGGGTACTTCTGTACCCAGACCTGGCGCGCGGACTCGGTGCGCCGCTGCTGCGCCTGCTCGTCGATGAGGCGCTGCGCGTGGAGGCGAGTCTTCTCGCTCTCCAGCGTGCGGGCGAGCTTTTCGTAGTGCTGCTGCCGCTCGGGCGTGAACGTGCCCGCCTTCACCTCGGCCTGAGCCGCCGTGTAGGCTTCGGCCTGGCGCGCGTAGACGGCATCGAGCTGCTGCTCGTAGGGGTCGGGGCGGGCCGTGTCGTTGGCGGGACGCTGAGTGGCGCTCGCCACCTGGCGCTGGATTGCCGCCTGCTCGCCCTTGAGCCGTTCGAGCTCCGCTTTGACGCTGGCCAGCTCCTCCTTGCTTTGCTTGCCCTCGGAGATGAGCCGGTTCAGCCGCTCCTGCCGGCGCTTCTTCCGGGTGATGCGCTCTTCTGGGCTGTCTGTTGGCTTGTCCTCTTCGAGCACCTCACTCGCGGGCTCGGCAGCCTCGTCATCGCTGAAAGGAACAGCAACCGCGCTATCCTTGTCGCCTTGCATGTAATCGCCGCTCATCGCTCCCTCACCAGGTATCGTTGATGTAGACGCTCTGCTTCTTGCGGAACGTCCACTCGCCGTTGTCGTTACTCGCCACCTGGTGCTCGTAGCCATCCAGGCCGCCCGCGTCCTCGACGCGCTTCTTGCCGGCGCGGATCTCTTCGCCCAGCGTCTCGCTGCCCGCCAGGTCGCCGTCGCGCATCACCAGGTAAAACATGTCCGTCCCGTCAGAGAGACGGTCGCATCGCCGCGCGAAGGGCACGTTCTTGTTCGTGATGACCATGTGCCCGAGTTCGATGCCGTGGCTCGCCAGGCGGTCTGCTGCCGTGAGGCCCGCACTGATGAGCACGCCGCGGTTGCCCTCTTGCAAGTCCTTCAGCTTCCGCAGCTCGGGACGGATGATGGGGCTGCCCGGCGCGAAGTTGGCCATGTCGTCGAATTGGTCGACGGGAAAGACGAAGATGCGATCGAAGCTCGCCTGAGCGCGAAAGAAGCCGTCGGTGATGCCCCACTTCAGCCGCTGCTGCTCCAAGAGCGGCGGCAGGTTCAGCGCGCCCGGCGGGCTCATGCGCTCCTTGATGAGCTGCGTGCGCTTCTGCGCCTTCTCCAGCTCCGGGTCCCGCAGAGCCATCGGCTTCGGGCCTTCGCGGTCGGCGTCGTTCCAGGCGCTCTTCTTCTCGGGCTCCTTGAAGGGCCACGACTGCACCAGGTCAGGGTCGCCGATAGATACCGGCGTGCCGTCGCGGTAGTCACCGCCTCGGCTAATGTTGCTCCCTCTCATTTCAAAAACTCCTCGATAAACTTGGCTGGGTCTTTGGTGAGCACTTTCATCGCCTCGTGAATGCGGCTCACCAGCTCCGCCTCGAACGCAGTCACCCGGATATCGGTGACGGTGGCGTTCGGGTCGAGCGCCTTGGCGTGGCCCTGCTGCAGCTTCTCTTGCCTCAGGCGCACGAGGTAGCGATGCACCAGGTCCAGGTCACGCACCGCCGACCGTCTGTAGCTCGATGGGATTGGTTGTGTTGGTGTTCACGTAAAACGGATATGGGTGCTGCGGCTCGTACTTGTCGATCTGCAGCAGCTTGGCGTTGATTCGCTGTACTTGGATGTCGCCGAGCCTCTCATCGGGCAGCGCGTCCATGTAGCCGCGAAGCCAGTAGCAAAAGTCTCTTGATGTCATGCTGCTCCTTGCTTGGGCGCGTTATCGTTTGCGGGTGGCGGCCCTCCTGGCCCCGCCGGGCCGCCCTGACCAGGCGGGGGCGCCATCCCGGGTGGCGGGGCTGGGGGAGTCGTCGGCATGCCGAACATCTGCGGGGCGGGAGGCGGAGCGCCCATCAGCGAGATCAGGTCGTGGCGGTTGCGCGCCTCGAAGGCCTTGCTGATGACCGCGTGTTTGAAGGCGAAGTTCCCCATCAGCTCGGGCACCGCGTTCGGCAGCTGCACGAGCGCGTCGGCTTCGCTGATGCGCTGGGCGGTGGATGTGAACTTCAGGTCAGCGCTAATCTCGATGTCGTAGGGGCGATCGTACAGCTCGCGGCCCACGCTGAAGACCTGCTGGCCCGGAGCGCCCAGCGCCGGGTCGTGGTTGTTGACGCTGAAGAACTCGGCGTCGTCGAGGAAGATGGCGTTCAGCGCGGCGTTGTTCTCCAGCACCTGGGACAAGAAGTCTGCGTACTTGCCGGTGGGCACGCTCAGCATCTTCGTTGCCTGCTCGATGCGGGCGCTGATGCCCTGAGCCGTCTCGCCACTCTTGCCGCTTTCGCCGCTCAGCACCTCGGGCGTGTTGGTGACGGTGTTACCAAAACGTACCAGCATCTCGATGAGCTGGATGAGCTGCGGATTGGCTTCGCCGAAGTCGAGCGGCACCACATCCTTCATCAGGTCGGTGGAGCCCTCCACCTTGTGGATGCCGCCGGGCTTGATCTGCATCTTCTCGGGGAAGCGCACGTCGCCCTTCACCAAGAAGTTTTTGAAGTTGCCCAGCGTGCCCTGGTCGATGAACATCGATAGCGCGATGTTCGCTGCCTTGTTCTGCGCGGCGTGGATGGCGCCAGTGCCCAGGCCCAGGATGCCCTGGAGCGGCTCGATGTTGACGCCGTGGGCGAACATGCGAATGGGCACGCTCTCCGGTGGGCGCGGCTGCGCCATGGGGTCGCCGCGCATCCAGTCCGGCATCTGCGGCTCGGGCGGGAGCGGCGTTTCCTCGATGGCGCGCGCCATCATGACGGCCTGACCGGGCCCGTCGCTCATTGGGTCGAGACTATGACCCATCGACAGCGCGCTCTGCCGCGTCTGTTCGATCTCCTGCATGAGCATCTGCCGCTCCTGCTGCGCCTGCTGGTAGCGCTGGAGCTGCTGCATCTCGAACTCGTATCGACGCTTGTCATACGGGTCGACGCGCTCGTGGATGTTGAGCGACAGGATGTTGCCCGTCTGTGCGTCGATGATGACCTTGCAGTAGCGGTCGCGCGGCTCCTCTTCGACGTCGTTGTCGGGAGCGCCGTTGTCGTTGGCGGGCGCACTGCTCGGCGGCAGGTTCAGCCAGCCCTCGTACTGGATGATGCGGTACTGGCCCTTCTGGTAGGCGCTGGAGTCGATGCCTAGGTTCTTGTCGATGGCCGCGCGCAGCTCACTGCTGATGGGCGACTCGTCCCAGTCGGGTGGCAAGCGCTTCAGCGTCTCGGCGACGCCTTCCCAGCCCGGAGCCATCTTGCGCAGCTCGTGCGCGTCCATGAACAGAATCTTCGCCATCCATGCGACGTCCGAGTAATCGGGCATGGTGGAGACGTGCGCGTTGGCGCACACGAACTCGTTGGCGGTCAGGATCTCGTGTCGGTTGTAGCGTCGCTGGGGGTCCCAGTAGCTATGACACGTGACGTCGCCGAAAAGATCGTAGACTAACAGACCACGATGGCCCAGCTGCCGCTTGAAGTCCTTGATGCGCTTGCGAATCTGCCAGTTGCCGTGGAGCGAAAGAAGCTTCGCTGTACGCTCGTCATCCGGACCTATGGGGTTAACGCCGAAGACGTTGGTCCAGTTGCCGAAGAGCTCGTACGCCTGGCGAAACACCATGCGGATGGTGTTCTCCATCAGGATTGGCACGTGGGCGTTAGCCATGTGCTCAAAGGGCGGTGGCTTTGGGTCCAGTGTGCCGCTGAAGAGCTTCCAGACGTCGGCCATGTTTGAGCGGAACTTTTCCGTCGCTGACCAGGCGGCGTCGAAGTCCGTCAGGCACTTCTCGGCGATGCGCTTCAGCGCGGCCTTGCCCTCGGAGTGGCTCTTGAACGTTTTGACGAGATTGAGCTCGTTCTCGTCGTAGCTGAACGGCTCCTCTGCAGGAGCGTCCTGGCCCGCGTCGAAAACGCTCTCTTCGCCCTCGGCTGGCGCCGTGCCTTCTTCAGTGGCCATCAGATGTTATCCGAGCACTGCTGCGCGCATCGGGCGCAGCAGCGGCAAGGCTCCTGTTTAGAATCAGGGTTAATCTCTGCGTCGTAGGGGCACAGGTGCCGCTCGGCGGTGCAGTGGTTGCGCTGGTCGACGGGGAGGTGAAAGCAGACTTCGCCCACGCAGCGGAACTGGGTGAAGTCGATGTCAGCTGCCATAACCGAACCCGCTTGCTGCCGGCATCTCCGGCTCATCGTTGTCGTTGGCGTGCTCGCGGTCGAAGTCGTGTAGCTCCATCACGATGCTGCCTCGGCCGCGAGAGGCGCGCGCCGCCGCGTAGGCGTGCATGTCGAACCAGTGCTTGAGCGGGCTCTTCTTGTCGGGCACCGTGCCGTCGTTCTCGTCGACGCCGATGCTGGCGAACATCTCCGCGCTCTTCTTGCAGGCGTTGAAGAGCATGAGCCCCGGCTTCTTGTGCTTGTCGTAGTCGCGGAGCCGCTCACTGATGCGCTCGGCGTTGCGCGCGATGCTGGCCTTGTCGGCGGGCTGCCAGTAGACGCCCTCGGAGGCAAACACCGCTGCCTTGCTCTTGCCGCTGTCGCCGCGCTCTTCCCAGAGCTGCGTGTCGGCGACGCCGGTGAGCCTGCTCTTCTTCTCGCGCTTGTTCCAGAAGCCGAAGCGCTGCTCTATCTCGGCGACGCGCTTGGCCACCTCGATGTCGCGCATCAGCCGGAAGTTGAACTCGTAGAATTGATAAAGGTTTTCGTCGGGGTCCATCGCGAACCAGCCGATCACGCCGGGAGCCTTGTAGCCCCAGTCCATCGCTCTGAACTTGGGCCAGTCGCGCGGAATCTTGAAGGGGTCGATGATGTGGACGGTGGGGTTGTAGTCGTCCTCGAAGTAGCCGCCCTCGACGCTGTTCCAGTCGCCGTACAGGTAGCGAGCGCGCATGTGCGCGGGCTTGCTCAGCAGCTTGATCTTGTACTGCTTGACGAATTCCTTATCCGGGTTGTCGTCGAGCTTCGCCGGCAAGAAGAGCCGCGTCTTGTAGTTGGACTCTCCCGTCTCCGGGTCGTGCACGCGCACGCGGAAAACGACGTTGCCCTTGGGCTCGGGAGAGACGAAGCGCTCTTTCAGCCAGCCCGGCGTGGGGTTGCTCATCAGGCGCGTGGCGAGTAGGTACTTCAGAACGGGGTCGCCGCTACGGACGCGGGCGTCGAGCTCTTCATGCTGCTCTTCGAGAAACTGCCCCGCCTCGTCTTCGCCGAGCCAGGTGTACTGCTTGCTGAGATAGTTGACGTGGTCTTTGGGCTCGCGGCAGTGGCCGAACGTGTACTTGTAGCCGCTCGTGAACTCCCAGCGGTGAAGCTCCTTGTTGTAGATGGCGTCCGGGTCAAACGCCTTGAACATGCGGAGCGAGCGGTCGATGGTCTCCTGCAGCATGGGCATCGTGCGGCGCATGTGCAGGGCGTGGCCCTCGGACTCGCCTTTTCGGATGCGGTTGTTGCGGCAGAGCTCGACGAGCCAACCCGGGGAGCCCTCGGGGGGAATCCCCGTCATCCGCGAGTGCTCGATGACGGCCTGCTTGACGATCGGGTCCCAAAGCAGAGTCAGACTCTTGCCGGGACCGGCAGAGCCGCCGCCGAGCACCTCATCGGCGGTGGTTTCGTGGAACCGGTTGCTCCACGGGCTCGGCGAGTAGAACGAGCGGTCGATGCTGGCCTCCGTAGCTACGGATTTCCTGATAGTCCAGGACTATCAGATGGCGCGTCATCGATAGGCATCGTCTCGCGCTCCGTCAGGTACTTTTCGATGACGTAGACGAGCCCGTAATCATAGATGGGGTCTTCGCCGGGCATCTCCCAGTAGCGATGGGGCTCGTGGCGCTCATAGGCGCGCAAAGCCCGGTCTGCGTAGCGTGCGATGCGCCGCTTTTCCTCTCCGCGCAGTGGACCCGGGCGCAGCGAGTCCACCACCCACTTCTCCACCTTGGAGGCGAGCCGTTCCTCACCCCGATCGTTGTAGACGATGCGCAGCTCGGGCCCGTTCTGCGCAACCACCCCTCTTTGGCCGTCTTCGAGACGCACCATGCGCTGACCGAGCACCAGGGTCACTTCAGCCTCCGCATGCGCTGGATGCACCCGCGGGGGATGGTGAGGCAGCCGCTCGCGTTGTCTTCCTCACAGAGGGAGCCGGTGAGCGTGATGAACTTCTTGGTTTTCTTCACCAAGAACCCCGCACTCCGTATCTGGCTCGGCGTCAGCTCTTGGGACTCTTCCAGAGGGCGCCACCGCTGCTGGTTGAAGCTGGTGGAGTCAATCCAGTCCACCAGCACCGCCGGGTGCTTAGAACGGGATGTCATCTTCCTCGATGACCACGTGCTGGGGCTCTTTGCGCGCGGGCGGCTTGGTGTTGACGCCAGCTCCGCCCTTGGACGCGGCGATGAGCGCTTCGCCGAGCGCCTTCAGCTCCTTCGCCTTCAGGTTCAGCCGCTCCCAGCACTTGCCCGACTGGGTGGGCTTCTGAGCTGCCCAGCGCCAGGTGCCATCGGCTGCCTGCCAGTGCAAACGGAGCGTGAAAGTGGGGTTACCGTTGAACTCCCCCTTCTCTAGACGGAGCTCTTCCTTTTTGTCGCCGTAGGAACGGTCAAATGTGGCGATGACGTCGGGCTCTGTGAACATTCCCTCTCCTCAGGTCTCTAGATCGCGGACTTCGTAGACCGTGGGCCCCGGGTGCGCGGCGCTCGTGGGAGCGGGCAGCGTGAGCTTCACGTTCAGGTTGTTTTGGGTGACTTTCACGCGGTAGGCGCGGCCGCGCGCGATGCCGGTCATGGTTTGAGCGGCGAGCTTCAGCGCGTTGGGGGCGATGGAGGCGGGCAGCCACCCCGCTTTCGCCACGGCGAGCTTTTGCCGAGCGGCTTCGAGCCCCAGCTCCGCAATCCACTCGTCGGGCGGCTCGTCCTGGTTGTGGGCAATCTCCGAGAAGCTCAGAGCGGCGTTGACGATGCCCGCGGAACGCTCGAAGATCTCATCTTCGATTTGCTCGATACGAGCCATCCGCGTTTCCTTCGCGGCCGGGTCCTCGTATTCGCGCCGTCGCGCAAGCCCCTCTGTACCCATTTTGGGCAAGATGACACGCCGGCCGGAATGTGACGAACGTATAGTCCTGCCACCCCGTTCAGTACTGCCCAAAGAACGGGTGTATCTCTACGAGCTCGCGGAGTACCTGGGCTGCGATCGACGCCAGCTGAACAAGTTCGCCCGCCGGCACCGGATGGTGAAGAAAGTGAGGCTGCAGTGCCCCATCGTTTACATCCCCTGGGTGTCGGTGTGGAACGCAGGGCGCCTGATTGCCTACATCCGAGGCCTACAGGGGGCGAAGTACCAGGAGGGCATCGACTACCACGACAAGAAGGAGGCCCATGCGCAGTACGAGTACCGGCGGCGGACGGGAAAGCTGCGTTAACGTTCAGTCTTGCAATCTCTGAGGCCGGAGCAGAAGCTGAGCCCAGCGCAGCGTGTGGGTGCTCAGCGCGCCAGGCGAAAGCGGAATCGCCGAAACCGCGGCGGTGTGTATCGATTGCTAGATCTTGGGGCGGTCTGGTAATTGGGGGACGGCTCTGACGTCGGCTTGGAACGAGGCCGGATCGTACGCTGGTAGTAGAGACCCCTGGCGTCGGGGCCACCAACACGGGAGAGAGCGATGGGGAAGGCGGAGCGAGAGCGCGCAAGAGCAGCGCTCGAACATGCATTGGCAGCGTTGGGCGATGGCGCTGGGCGCGAGATATGGGGGCCCGGTGTCGTGGGAGAGAAGTTGTGGGCCAAGGCATGGACCCAGCGCGCTGAGGGCTGGCTCCCCGCAACACCTCTGGGCCAGGCAGCGCTGGCCTTCGACGTGAGCGCGCAGGTGGCCTGGAAGCTCGGCAAGGACGACCCTGCGGAGATGTACGCAGCCATGCGAAAGGTGGCGCCTGCGATTCTCGAAGTGCTGCTGGGGGACGAATGAGCGACCGGGGGGAGTTCAATC